ATTATGGCGATAGAAAAAGGGTTATATTCAGCCCCAGAGGGTCTGGATAAGGAACTAGAAGAAGGTTTAGAAGGTGTTGAAGGAATGGGCACTACTGAGCTAGAAATAGAAATTGTCGATCCTGAAATGGTTACGCTGTCTGATGGAAGTGTCGAGATCACATTGATCCCTGACATGAACGAGACTGACCTCATGGGGTTTGATGGTAACTTGGCAGAGGCGCTGGAAGACGGCGACTTACAAGAATTATCTAGTGACTTGTTAGGGCTTGTAGAAGCTGACATCGAAAGCCGAAAAGAGTGGGCAGATACGTTTGTTAAAGGACTAGATACTCTAGGACTTAAATACGAAGAGCGTACAGACCCGTGGGATGGTGCTTGTGGAGTGTACTCTACAGTTCTAGCAGAAGCAGCTATCCGGTTCCAAGCAGAGACAATGAGTGAGACTTTTCCCGCCGCTGGACCTGTTAAGGTTAAAATCCTTGGAGATGAAACACAAGAAAAAATTGAAGCCGCTGAACGCGTAAAGGCTGACATGAACTATGAGCTTACTGAGCGCATGGTGGAGTACAGACCCGAACACGAACGGATGCTATATAGTCTAGGACTCGCAGGGTCGGCGTTTAAGAAGGTTTACTTCGATCCTAACCTAGGACGCCAGATGGCGGTCTATATCCCAGCAGAAGACGTTATCGTGCCTTATGGTGCGTCTACGATTGAGCAAGCTGAACGTGTCTCGCATATCATGCGCAAGACCAAGAACGAACTAAAAAAATTACAGGCAGGGGGTTTCTACCGTGATGTAGAACTAGGAGACCCAGAGCCGTTCCATACAGACATCGAAGAGAAGAAAGCCGAAGATGATGGTTTCTCTATCTCTGATGATAGTCGCTTTGCTATTTATGAAATACACGCAGATTTAATTATTGATGGTATTGACGAAGACGATGATGAAATAGCAAAACCTTACGTTGTTACTATTGAACGTGGTACTGGAGAAGTTCTCGCTATACGACGTAATTGGAATGAAGACGATGAGCTAATGCTCAAGCGTCAACACTTCGTACATTACGTATACGTACCGGGATTTGGCTTTTATGGCCTTGGCCTTATTCATATCATTGGTGGGTATGCTAAGGCTGGGACTTCCTTGATACGTCAGCTAGTTGATGCTGGTACTCTGTCGAACCTCCCTGGCGGATTAAAGTCCCGAGGACTGCGTATCAAGGGGGATGACACTCCCATCGAACCGGGGGAATGGAAAGATGTTGACGTACCATCAGGTAGTATACGCGACAACATCATGCCGCTACCTTACAAAGAACCTAGCCAGACTCTCCTTGCTTTGTTGAACCAGATTACGACTGAAGGTCGTAGATTGGGCGCTATTTCTGACATGAATATTTCTGATATGTCAGCCAATGCTCCTGTGGGTACTACGCTGGCGCTACTAGAGCGTACGTTAAAGCCGATGGCAGCAGTACAAGCACGGGTCCATTACACCATGAAGCAGGAGTTTAAACTCCTTAAAGCTATCATGTCAGAGCACGCACCCGAGGATTATGATTATATTCCTATGCGGGGCGAAGTAAGCGCACGGCAGTTAGATTATATGATGGTGGACGTAATCCCCGTCAGTGACCCTAATAGTTCTACAATGGCGCAGCGTGTCGTACAGTATCAAGCTGTACTCCAGATGGCTCAGCAAACGCCTCAGATATATGACCTACCACAACTACATCGTCAGATGATTGAGGTGTTAGGTGTGAAGAACGCAGACAAACTTGTTCCCACAAGAGAAGATTCCAAGCCCGCCGATCCCGTCAGCGAGAACATGGATGCTCTGGTTGGTAAGCCGATACGAGCGTTTATCTACCAAGACCATCAGGCTCACATTGCGACTCACACGTCGTTTATGCAGGACCCACCGGTTGCTCAGATGGTCGGACAGAACCCACAAGCACAGCAGATTATGGCGTCGTTACAAGCGCATATTGCAGAGCACCTTGGGTTCCAGTACCGCCAGCAGATCGAGGAGAAGTTGGGAGCACCGCTACCACCTCCGGGGAAACAACTACCAGAACAGATCGAAGTAGATTTGTCACGTCTGGTAGCAGAAGCAGGTGCTCAAGTTATGCAGGGGCATCAGCAAGAAGCCGCGCAGAAACAAGCGGAACAACAGCAACAAGACCCGGTCTTCCAACAGAAGCAGGCAGAGCTACAACTCAAAGGTCAAGAAGTCCAACGCAAGACAGCAAAAGATCAGCAAGAAGCGCAGATCAAACAGGCGGACTTGCAGCGTAAATCGCAGAAAGATCAAGTCGATGCGATCTTTGATGCGGAGAAGTTAAAGCTGGATAAACAGGAATTAGAACTAGACGCTAAGAAAGAAGGCGTTCGCGTGGCGGCAAGTCGTCGCCAAGAAAACAACAAGCTCGATTTAGAGCTTGCGAGGATGATGGCTGACAAGCCTAAACGAGGTAAATAATGGCTAAAACCGTCTTTGACGTGCTAGTAGATAAACTCGACGAAGATATATCGTCTGCAACTCAATTTCTTTCTGGGGGGTCCGCTAAAGACTTCGCAGGTTATAAGGAAATTGTTGGCCTAATTCGGGGTCTCGAAGGCAGCAAGCAACACATTGAGGACCTCTCGCGTAACTATATGGAAGAAGATGATGACTAATACTCAGACTATTGAAGTACCTGATGCAGTAAAAGCGAAGATGGCGGCAGAGGCAGCGGAAGCTGAACCTGTTAAGGCTAATACCAAACGTGAAGTTAGTGACGAGGAATGGGAAGCACAAATGCCCAAACCTTCTGGCTATCGTTTGTTAATAGCTTTACCCGATGTCAAAGAATATTATCACGACAGTACCCTCTTTAAAACAACTGACCAGATGCACAAAGAGTCCATCATGTCGATTATGGGTATTGTTATAGACATGGGCGCAGATGCCTATTCAGACAAAGATCGTTTCCCCAAAGGCCCTTGGTGTAAAGAGGGTGACTATGTGATGTTTCGTATGAACACAGGCACACGGTTTAGGGTTAACGGAAAAGAATTCAGATTGATGAACGACGATTCTGTGGAAGCTGTAATTCCCGATCCTCGTGGCATCATGGCTGTATAGGAGATAAATTATGCCTTTTCAAAAAGTAGAATACGAGTTTCCTGATGAGGAAACACAAGAAATCGAAGTGGAGGGTTCCAGTGCTATCGAAGTGGATATTGGAGGTAAGAAAGCTAAGGCCGAGGCTGAGAAAGCTGAGTTTGTCGTTAAAAGTGAAGTGGATACTGATGATGACGAATATGAGGTTGAAGTGGTTGATGATACGCCCAAGGCTGATCGCAACCGTAAACCTTCTGATCCCCCAGAAGACGTTACTGATGACGAGTTGGAAGAATATTCAGAAAAAGTGCGTAAACGGATACAGCATTTTAGCAAAGGCTATCACGACGAACGCCGTGCTAAAGAAGCGGCTTTCCGTGAACGTGAAGAGTTGGAGAGATTATCTCAACAACTTGTGGAAGAGAATAAGAAACTCAAATCCAACGTAAACAAAAATCAGACAGTATTACTTGAGCAAGCTAAGCGTAGCGCAGTAACTGACTTAGAATCTGCTAAAAAGCAGTATAAGGATGCGTATGAAGTTGGGGACTCAGATGGTGTCCTTGCTGCACAAGAAAGCCTAACAAATGCCAAGATTAAGGCCGATAGGTTAAATAATTTCAAGTTACCAGCTTTACAAGAGGATGGAACTAATGTAAAAATGGGACCTGAAACCACCCCACCGCCAGTGGAGGTTGATAAACGAGCACAAGTGTGGCAAGACGCTAACGGCTGGTTCAACCAAGACGTAGAGATGACAGGTTACGCGCTGGGGTTGCATAATAAACTTGTCAATGAGGGTGTAAACCCTCAAAGTGATGCCTACTACGAGAAGATTGACTCTCGTATGCGACAGTTATTCCCCGAAAACTTCGAGGGGGAGGAAGTAGATAAGCCGAAGAAGCAGTCAAATGTGGTTGCACCCGCTACGCGGAGCACTTCGCCTAAAAAATATAGGCTAACGCAAACACAGCACCGGCTTTCTAAACGCTTGGGACTTACTCCCGAACAATACGCCAAACAGGTTGCAATAGATATGAGGAAACAATAATGGCTACGAATAGAATTGACCGTGAACTAGAAACACAAGAAAAAACGACCCGCAAAAAGGCTTGGGCGCGTCCCGAGGTGTTACCATCTCCAAATCCCGAGCCGGGTTACGAATTTCATTGGGTTCGTGTAAGTACACAAGGGCAAGTTGACGCCACTAACGTATCCTCAAAAATAAGAGAAGGTTGGGAGCCTGTAAAGGCAGTAGATCACCCAGAAATCACATTGGTTGTCATTGAAAACGAACGGTTCAAAGACAACGTGGTGATTGGTGGGTTGATGCTTTGTAAAGCTCCAGCGGAATTAGTCGAAGAGAGGTCTGCACATTACCAACAGCAGACAAACTCCCAGATGCACTCCGTAGACAACGATCTCATGAGAGAAAGTGACCCTCGTATGCCCCTATTTACTGATAGGAAGACGAAGGTCACTTTTGGAAACGGAACTTAAATTAGGAGCTTAACATGGCTTACCCAACTGTAAGTGGTCCTTCAGGGCTAGTTCCGGTTAAACTTGTAAGCGGCGTACCTTTCGTGGGCGTAACTCGTCAATATAGCATTGCGAGTGCATATAACACGAGCATCTTTAGTGGTGACGCTGTACAACTTTTAACCGGAGGCACCATATCCCGTGATACTGCTGATGCAGCAATGACGCCTATTGGTGTATTTCTTGGTTGTACTTATACTGATCCCTCACTGGGCTATCAGTTATTCAGCCAATATTACCCAGCAAGCACCGTTGCATCTGACATCATGGCTTACGTCGCTGATGGCACTGATGTGTTGTTTAAAGTTGCTGTACTTTCATCCGCCGCTGCCGCTACGCCAGTAATTGGCGATCTAGCGATCACCGATTTGGGTGCAAACGTAGCAATGATCGACAACGCTGGCGATACTGCTACTGGAAATTCACGATGTGGTATTTCCGACTCGACCGCTACGACGAACACTTTACCTTTGCGTATTGTGGAACTTGTAGAGGAAACTAAAAACTCATCCGGTGGGTTCACTGAGGCACTCGTTAAATGGAACGCAGGGCATCAAATGAACAACCTCACTGGCGTTTAGGAGGGATAACTAATGGCTATTTCACGCGCCCAGCTCCTTAAAGAGCTACTTCCCGGTCTAAACGCACTGTTTGGGTTGGAATATGCAAAATACGGCGAAGAGCACGCCCAAATTTTTGAAACAGAATCCTCAGATCGCTCGTTTGAGGAAGAAACTAAGCTATCCGGTTTCTCAGCAGCACCTGTCAAGGACGAAGGCTCAGCCATCGAATATGACAATGCTCAAGAAGCATGGAGTGCACGTTACGTGCATGAGACGCTTGCAATGGGCTTCTCAATTACTGAGGAAGCTATTGAAGATAACTTGTACGACTCACTGTCTGCTCGTTATACAAAGGCCCTAGCTCGTGCAATGGCGTACACTAAGCAAGTTAAAGCTGCGTCTATTTTGAATAATGGATTTGCTGCTGGCACCACTTACGGTGACGGACAGGCATTGCTCTCAACAGCGCATCCACTTGTTTCTGGTGGCACCAACTCGAACCGCCCAACTGTTGCGGCAGACCTTAACGAGACTTCTCTTGAAGCCGCCGTTATTGGTATTAGCCAGTGGACAGATGAGCGAGGATTGTTGATCGCTGCTCAGCCACGGAAGCTAATCATTCCACCAGCATTGCAATTCGTTGCAACTCGTCTGTTGGACACTGATGGTCGTGTAGGTACTGCGGATAACGATATTAACGCTCTCCGCAACAACGGTTCTATCCCTGA